CTCCAGAGGATGTTAAATCGTGCATTAGGATTTCTGTCGTAGCGGCTATCATCTTTATATTTCTTTACAATGCGGTCAACCCTGGCTTCCCAACGCTTATATGAGCGCTCATAGCCCATAATGGTTTTATACCAATCTTCGTATGTGTGATTGACTGTAGCTTTATCGTTTGCCATAGAGTTGCCCTAATGTTTGAATATTTGGCGAAATGTTTGTTTATTTTACCTTTTTTATATTCTAATGTTTGTTTTTACTTTGGTTTCTTTCCAAAGGTCATTAAGAGATACATCCGTTTGTCCAACAAACACCCCCCTAATAGGGTCTTCTGCGGTCACTATCTTTGCTTCGTCTTTCCAAGTTAAGGCCAAATATCTAAAAGCATCAGCACCATGAGAAGTCCAATCATGGCGAGGCTTATCCCTGAATACTTTCTTATCTTCATCGTACTCCCTCTGATATTGTCTTAGGCACTCAATGCCATCCGCACACTTATGGTCAAACCATGTGCGAGTAAGGGCGAGGCGACTAGCCTGGATTCCGTCTTGCAGTTTAAGGTTAGGCGCAATTTTGATTGATTTTAAAGGTATCTTATCGCCTAGTTGTTCGATTACGCTACGGTTAGAAGATAGGGTCTTGGCTCTAGCATCATGAGGCAACCAATGTGTTCCGTACACATAGCCCCTCTCTTTCTCTCTACTCTGAATAATTCCAGCATAAAAGGCGACAGGTTGTCCGTTAGAGGAGTGATAGTCTAAACATCTAATCTCCCCATGCACTACTTGAAAGAACCATATAGCGGTGTCGTCTGAGTAACCTAAGTCCCATGCGGTATGCACAGGGAATAGAGGGTCATACTCGACCTCTCTTATGCGCCCCTCATCCGTCAAAGCTCGCATCTCTTTACCAAAATAAGCGCCAAGAATAGCTGATTCAAAGTCACATTCGAACTCTTGTAAATATTGGTCTTGGGTCATAGTCTTTGCTGCGTCTTCTAGTTCCTCCTTATCGAGTATCCCTGTCTGACTAGCCCTGAGAACTTTGATATACCAGTCTTTACTAGAGGCTGCTGTTTGGTACATCTCCCAGAAGGCATTATGGCCTTTAGGAGTGCCGATGAAGGTAGCTGAACCCTTCCTATCAGTAAGAAGAGGTCTGACCACAGCCCCCCATATAGAGGGCTTCATATCGGCATATTCGTCTAGGACTACGGAATCTAAGAATATCCCTCGGAGTCCATCAGGTGAATCAGCACCATAGAGCCTTATCCTAGCCCCATTGATTAGCTCTACCCATAGCTCGGACTGATTGGCTTTCTTTAATACAGGATGTGAGAATCTAACTAAATAATCCCATGCAATATTCTTAGCTTGGCTGTAATAAGGTGCGATGTAAGCATACCGCCCATCCTCCTTATCATCCATAAGAGCCTTATAGATAAGGTCGTTAATACATAGAACAGTTTTACCGCACCGCCTGTGTGCCACTATCAAGCTCCAGCGCTCCTGCCTATCGTGGAAGTCTTCAAAGACCTTACGAGGGCAATAGTCCATCTCTACTTCTAATAGTCCCTCATTACTCATTCTGGGCGCTTCCAAGATATGACCATTCGTTGAGGTGCTTTCTCATCCCCTACGACTTCCTGCCTTGCCAGCTTGGGTAAGTGGTACTCCATCACAGCCTGGAGCATTAGAAAGGCTCTCTCAGGGTTAGGAGGGACAATCCAGATAATGTCACCATGCTTGTCATATCTGATACATCCTTCCTTATCAGTCTTAGGAATACCAGCAGCAACCTCCTCGAGCCAATGCTGCATCCTGGGACTGTTCTTATCAACGAATTTAGCGATGGCCTCTTTGGCTATGGCTGTGTGCTTATTGACTGCTCCAAGTGGTCTGCCTTTGCCAGCGTTGGGAGGAAGGCGCTTTGTAGGCTTTTCCATGCTGCCATCAGGGTTGATTGTGATAACTTCAGATGAATTAGTCATGATTCTGTGGCTTTCTATAACTAGCAGCAATTAAGGAATTAATTTAAACCTAAGTTATTGATTCTATTGAACGCAATATAGCATAAAAACAACAAATGCAAATAAATATACAAACATAGGGTTTGTCCTATATACATTGTGTAGTGATACGCTACAATTCATTCATGCAGTATGTTTAACAGTAGCAACCAAAGGGAGAATTAACATGATACAGACAATAAACAACTCAGAGTTTCACAATGCTTTCAATAGTATGGATAGAGGTAATCAGTTCTCTTATGAGGCTTTGAACCTTATCTATGAGTATCTTGAATCAGTTGAGGCTGATACAGGTGAACCAATCGAATTAGATGTCATCTCTATATGTTGTGAGTATTCAGAATCAAGTGTTGAGCAGATAGTTCGTGACTATTCAATCGACTGTGATGATGTAGAGGAAGACTCTATTGATGCTCATGTCTTATCGTATTTAGAAGACCATACAACAGTTGTAGGAGTTTGTGATGATGGCTCTATTGTATTTGAACAGTTTTAAGGGGAATACTATGAAAAACTATCAGGCGGTGCTTATTTCAGTTGTTTTGGCGGCAATTTTGTATTACTTCTGGTATTTAACATCTATTAACGCAATTTAAACGCAATTTAAGGGGGTTTTATTATGAATGGATGGGGAAACAGTAGCGTAGCTACTCAATATATCTACGAGCGTGTGCACGGCATATTAGATGGCAGCAAAAAAGACATGGCCTTTGAGCTTTCCAGGCTATTAGATGAGCTTGCACACAATTACAAAGTGGACACAGGCAGATTAATTGGGGAGGATTTGTAATGTTTACGATTGACCATGACGAAATGAACACTATTTATCACTTATTAGAGATAGCCAAAGACCACATCCAGGCAAAAAAGGACACAGCAGAGCGTTGGACTAAGGTGTTCGATTGTGAGGTAGATGCCATGCTAAGGGGTGTGGATTTAATAGAGCGCCTGGAGGTTGAATTACATAGGGAGGCAGCATGAGCATCAATGACAAATACAGCGCTTATCTTTATTTATGTGCAAAACAAGGCCTAAAAACCTTATCTTTTAACGCTTGGGTATCAACACACAAAAAGGGGAATTTATTATGACAACCAAAAAACCAGCAGCTAAACCAGCAGCACCTAAAAAGCGCACAAAGCTCCAGGAGGCACAATTTCAGCAAATGATAATGACTGAGGCGCTTTATATGGCTTATGACGACTATGACGAGATGTTCTCAGTCCTTCAATATATCCTTAAAGACTTAGATTCTGAGAGCTTTAGCAAATACCAAGTGCGTAACTCTTTAAAGGCTATTCGTACTCTTATGATTCATAACCAAACAATGATGATGGATTGCGCTGGCTTGGAGTATTAAAGGGTAAGGGGTAGCGTCTACAGGACTGCTGCCCTCTTATCTGTAGGACTGCTGGGGTCTTATCTACAGGACTGTATGAATACAGGGGTATTGTTTATTTAATTATTTTGGGGGGATTTTGTGGAATACGACTTGCTGAAGTGGAGGGTATGCCTAGGGCTTACACAATCGAGCGCAGCACGACTTTTAGGAGTGCATAGGGTTACATATACCAGATGGGAAACGAAGGCGCAGAAGCCTCCTAATCACATCGGCATGGCTTGCTTATCTTTAAAGCAAATCATGAAAAATTAACTCAAATTGACAGTTTTCTGGCTATGAGTTTAAAACTTTTGAATTTATGAAAAATCAACCTAAATTGACAGTTTTTTAGCTGTCAGTTTAAAAGTTTTTGTTTTTAAATTAACCAACGATGTCTGGGTCATGATATTTGTTCATAGCCTTAGACAAAGCCTCTTTACGCTTCATTCTTTCATTAGCCTTCTTATTAAGGATACCGCTATCTTCTAGCTCTAACGGAGGATTATGGTCTTGACGCTTCTTTTGCTGTTTCTCAAGCGTTGATTCTTTGTGTGGCCTAAGCATAGCATTCTTTGGTGGGTAGCTTCTAGTCATGTGTTTCATTACATATCCTTAAAATGTTTTTCTATTTTATTACACATTTCTTTAAGTTTCTGCGGAAAATCTTTACGCATCTGCAATATACGAGGTCTAAGGGTTTTAATGCTTTCTTTAGCTTTTGCCACTTCTTCAGGGTTTAAGCTATAAATCCAAAATTTGCCTAATTCATTGTCTTTTACCCAAGGAAAATGATTAGTAAGAAAAAATGGCATTGCACCGCACAAAGCAGCATCTAAATTGGTAGCGCTCATTTCATCGTAGCTAAAGAATATATTGCTTAATTGCAGTATTTTGGCTAACTCTTCTTTTTTCTCAGGCCAATACCTCATTATTTCTACGCAATTCATCAATGGATTGCACTCTTGCCTTAAGCTGCCTTTGCCTACATAAAAGCTATTGAACTTCTTTGGGGTGTCTATTGGATGAAAATTGTCTAAATCGCATATTGGGTAAAACAAGCTATCGCAGTTATCAGCATAAACCTTTGAAAATGCTAATTTAAAGTCTGTTGGTTGCCAATCAATTGCTCCTTTGCCAAAGAAGTTTTCAGGGGCTAATAGGTATCTAACAACCTTTTTGGCTTTTAAGGGGTTTCCTGTAATGCCTTCTGGATATATAACAATCGCTTCAGGGTCATGCCCTAAAGGGGTATTCCAATCAAGGTTTATCCTATATGGCGGTTCGTATAAATGAATAGTGGCTGTATGACCTATTTCATTTAACGCATGGCATAAGTAATGTATATACCAATGACCGCCACTTGTATTGTGATAAGTGGGTGCTGCTACTGTGAATTTCAGTCTTTT